GTAGCGGCTGACCTCGATGCGGAACTTGCCCTGGTGCGGGTTGGCGACGGGGAACTTGGTGTTCGCGGTCGTGTCCCGGAGCTCGACGCTCTTGTAGAGCTGCGTGCCCATCGCCGAGAGCGCCGTCGGCACCAGCAGGATCGCTGGCATCACGCCCGTGGGCTTGCCGTCGGAGTCCACAAGGTCCATGAACGCGACCTCGCCCTTGGTGAGGCCGTCGATGCCGAGCGCGGTGTCCGCGCCTGAGACGAAGTTCTTGTTGCCGGCGCTGAAGAACGCGGCGTTGTTCATGAACGCCGTCCAGAAGACGTCGTTGATCTTCAGGCCCGAGCCACGGCCGAGCTTGCGGGGAACCGTGGTGATCGCGCCGAGGTCATCGTTGATGATGTCGCGGCGATCGATCGAGAGCATCAGGCCGTAGGTGTCGGCCTTGTTGGTGTAGGTTTCCTCGCCGAGCGTTCCCTGCTTGAGTTCGCCGCCGGGGGCAACCTGCTCGTACTGGTCCTTGCCGACCAGGCGGTAACTCGTGACGGTCTTGAAGTCGCTGACGTTGCGGACCGCGCAGATGCTCCGCCAGACACGCTCGACGCTGAAGAAGCCCTCCAGCAGGAACTTGTTGGCGACGTTGGACAGGATGCCGCCCACGTCGATGGTGGTCATCCCCGCCTCGATGCCCCGACCGAACGCGGCTTCGAGCACGCGGCGGCTGTCGCGGAACGTGCGGCCGGTGTAGCCGTTGGCGATCGCGGCCTCGAAGAGCAGTTCCTGCAGGCCCAGGCCGCCCTGGAACCGCTTGGCGGCGATCTCGATTGCCTGCGTGGAGCAGACCTTCTCGATGCCTTCGAGCTTGGCGCTCTGGAAGCACGCGGCCTCCAGCACCTCGCTGGTCACGCTGTTATCCGGAGCGTGGATGGCCGGAGCCTTGGGTCGGCTGGCACGCAGGACCTCGAGCTCGGTGCGCGTGGCATCCCAGTTGTCGCGGATGGCCTGAGCCTCGATCTCGCTGTGCTTGCCGCCGCAGACCTTGCGGACGGCGGCGATGCGGGCGGTCTCAGCGAGCGCCGCAGCGCGGACCTGCTCAGGCGTCTGCTCGGTGGCGATGATTGGGGACGGGGTGGGATTGGAAGTCGTGGGATCGTCGGCCATGACGCTGGGCTCCTTGTTCTGACGCGCGGCGATGCTCGCGCTGGTGCGGCCGTCTGCGCCGAGATCCACGAAACTGATCTCGCCGAGCGTGGCCTTGCGGACGACGTTGACCGGGCCAGTGAGTTCCTGGCCGTTGACCGTCGCCTTCTGGTTGTCTTTGATGAACTCGAACTCCTCGACGCTCGCGCCGACGGAGGCCTGCCAGGGGAAGCCGTTCCGCGAGGACGCGACGACCTCTTTGGCGGCGCTCGTGTCACGCGAGATCACGCCCGTCGCCACGAGCTGCCCGGCCTCGACGCGGATCGAATCGGTGTGGCCGACGCCCGACAGCGGGTCATGCCCGAAACGGATGGGGCGTGCCTGCGAGGGAACCGCCAGGCCCGCGAGGTCGATCACGACCGGGTGACGCCAGCCCGCGACCCGCATCGCGCCGCCGGTGTACGCGACCATCTTGAAGCGGGGGAGAGGCGCAGCCTGCCCATCGGCCGCAGCAACGACGGTGATGTCGGCGGTTGCGGTGAGCGTGAGAGCGGGAATGGTCTTCTTGGGGTCAGCGGTGACTGGCACTGGCGGTCTCCTCATCAACTTGGTCTGGGGGATCGGTGTCCTCGGCGGGCGCGTTCGCGGCCGGAGCGGCAGCCGGTGCGGTTGCGAGTGCGAGGCCGAGCTCATTCATGAGCGCGAGCTCCTTGGCACGCTGGCGCAGCTCCTGCTCCCAGTCGCGGCCTTGCCGGGCGAACTCCGCGGCGAGCGTGGTCGTGTGGTTGGCCAGTCGGGTGGCCTGGGCGTTGGCCTCTTTGGCGGGATCAACGTGCTCGACGCCATCCCAGAACCACGCGTGCTCCGGGAGCGTTGCGGCGATGGTCCGCAGGGACTGCGGGAGCAGCCCCTCGACGAGAACCGCCTCGTTGAGCCACGCCTTGAGAATGCGATCGAGCACGGCGAGCTGCAGGTGGTGCTGCTCGACGCGGATGCTCTTGTAGTACACCTGATGGTCGAGGCGACCGCTGGCGTAGTTGTACCCCGAGGAGTTGCCAGCCGCGACGTTGAACGGCATGTTCAAGCACCGTGCGATCTCGTTGAGGATTTCGCGCTTGAACTCTCCGAACGTGGTCGTCGGCTGCTCGGCATGGACCTGGCCGAGCTTCCAGCCACCGGGAAGGACGGTCGCCAGGCGCTGCTCGAGTTCGACCTCGTCCATCGGCTCCAGCGGATCGGCTTCGCCGTTGGCAGGCGCGTCGGTGTAGATGACGGCGGCGAAGTTGGCGGCGGTCTCGGCGGCGGCGATGGTCGCCAATGTGTACCGGCGGAGCTGCGCGAACAGCGGGAGCGCCGGCGTGATGTCGGGGATGCCGCGGAGTTGGCCGGGCCGATCCGGGCGGAAGTAGTGCACGACCGACGAGGCGGGGAACGTGTCGTAGGCCGTAAGGTCGTCGATGGGCGTGCGGAACACGCCGCTGTCACCGGGGTGCCGCTTGAGCACGCGGTAGGCGGAGGGGTTGCCCCACTGATCCAGAGCGATGCCGTCGATCTCGTCGTTGCGCCCGCGGCGCAGCAAGGGCGTGCAAACCTGGTCCGCTTCGATGAGCTTGAGATCAAGCGATACGGGCGAGCCCGCTGACGCGATGCCGGGGTTGTTGATCAGGAGCGCGAACGCCTCACCGCTCTCGGCCCGGGCCAGCCGCATGGTGCGGAGCTTTCCGGGGAGGTCGACCGCCCGCGACCACTGCTCGAACGCATCCTCGATGCGAGCATTCGCGTCGGCGTCGTCAGTGAGCATCTGCAGCCGGGGACCGGTACCGATGGTGTCATTGGCGAGCGTGAGGACGATGCCCTTGGCATACGAGTTGTTGGCGACCTCGTAGCGGGCGCGGTTGCGGAGGACGCGCCGCACCTCCGGGTTGATCGCGGCGTTGGGCGAGAGGCCATCGGCGTTGGCCCAGTGCTTGCGATTCTCCGGGGTGGTCTTGGCCGAGTCGAACTTGGCGACAACCAAACGGCGGCCGCCGCGCGATCCGCCTCCGTGCGGAGCACGCGACGCCGCCGGGGAGGGAGAGACGCTCTGCATCCCGCGAAGGGGAGCAACCCGGCTCATGATGTTGGCAATGGCTTTCAGCATGGGCGGTTAGACAGAACCGGGGGGGACGATCTTGGCGAACTTGATGCCGAGGCCGGGCTTCCTCGCGGCGGCCTTGGACGCGAGGTAGCGGTCGGCCTCGATCTGGTCCTTCAGCGGGTGCTGCTCGACAGACTGACCATCCACGGACGCCTTGGCAGGCTGCGACGCGGCGTCGCGGAGGGCCTGGTCGGGATCCGGAGATGGTGGGGCGTCGGGCACAGCGGTCTCCTCGTCTCGAAACGACGAGACGTCTCCCGGCTACATACGCCGTCGCTGGGGCCGCTGTCCGCTTTGCGCAGCGCTTGGGTCAAGTCATTCGATAGATCGAACGGGCTACGCCTGGGCTTCCCTGGTCGAGACACGCCGCCCGCAGTGCCGGCACTCCCGCCGGCGCACAATCGCACCGGCAATCCGCTTGAGGTAGAGCACTCGGAAGTGCTGGCATCCACAGCCACGACACACCAGCCCGAGGGGCTGGTCCTTCTCCGTCGGGATGACTCGCCGCACGCGTGGCATCAGCGCTGCGCTCCCTTGAGTGCCGACAGTCGAAGACGAGGGCGCACAGCCTGCTTGTGATCAGTGCCAAAGAGCACCGCGCCCTGCATGGATGCGGCGACCGCCGCGCCGACGAGACCATCGAGCCAGTGGTTGTCGAGCCCTTCGACACGGAGCTTCCACTCGTCCACGGTGCGGCCCCGGCCTTCCGTCCGCACGCGGTACTCGCTGGTGAGGTGCTCCGACAACAGACGGTGTGGCTCGGGCTTCTGGCCGAACAGAGAGAGCCCGCCGGGATCGCCCATGGGCACCGCGAGACGCGCGTGCACGAAGCTCTTCCAGTAGTTGGTATCGAACAGGATGTGCCGCACCGCCCGCTTTCCGGTCACGATCGGCACTCGCCAGTTCAAGCCGACCCGCTCGCCGCGCTTCCGCTTGTAATCGCTGAACGGGAGGCTGCTCGCGCCGACATAGCGTCCGTGGCTGGGCGTGAGCACGCTGGCGTGCGGACTCTGGCGACAGAACTGATAGACCACGTCCGTCGACGAACCCCAGTTGGCGTCGATCAGGCATCGGTCGATCCGCACCATCGCGCCGTCGTCGCGCCGCCACTCGCGAGCAACCGTCGCCTCGATGAGCCGCTCCAGGCCACCGTAGATCGCGCCTTCAACGCCGGCGCGTGGTGATGCGGCCCCAAGCGTCCGGCGTACATCCCGAAGCGTGAAGTATGCCTGCTTCTGGTCCGGCTCGGTGCCATAGTCGATGATGTGACCCGTGAAGTCGTCTTCCCAGGCGGCTACGAGGTAGAACAGTGCCTTGCCCTGCACGTCCACGAACATCGTCAGGTGCGAGCACCCGAGTGGGACAAGCCCGCGGGCGTGCCCGTTCACCTTCGCTGCGATCTGGTCGGCGCTCAATAGGTCGTCGGCGACCTCGACCTCCGGCAGCGGCTCATTCTGGTACTCGGCGAAGAATGCAGCCTCGTTCTGCAGCCGCAGGTTCATGGCGTGCTGCACCGCCGACAATTCGTCGTGGTTGAACCGCTCCGGCCAGGCGATGACCGCCCCCTCGTCCATCGCCGTCCGGTGCTTGCCGTAGAACGCCGTGGCATCAATGCTCCCGCGATCGGCGCGAAGCCCCTCGGCCCGCACGCGGGCGTACTCGGCCCAGATCTTCTCGTTCTTGGGGAACGAATAGACCATCTTGGTCCGCTCGCCCTGCCACTGCGGGTGCTTGTCGCGGTCGAGGATGCGGTCGGCCAGGTCGTCGGGGCGCACGACGGTCAGCGTCATGAGCCCAGCGATCTTCCGGCCCGGGCCGGCCAGGCCCAGAATCGCGCCGGCGAGGATCCGCTCGCGGTTGGCGCACTGCGAGGGCGACCGTGCGCTCTCGTCGGTCTGGGGGTCGTCGATGAGCACGAGCGACGGGCGAACGCTCACGCCGTCGACACGCTTGTGCTTCATGCCACGGATGCGACCGGTGATCCCCGCCACGCGGATGATCGCGCCCGACGCCACCGAGCCCGAGATGGTGGGGAGCACGATCTCCCGTGCGGTCCAGCCTATGTGGGTCTGCTTGCCCTGGTAGAGCTGACCCGACGCCCGCTGGTGGATGCCTTCGAGCGAGCGGATCGGGTGGCAGACCTCTGGGAAGTCGCCGCCGAGGATCTCGCTGTTCTCCAGCTCCGCCTTGATCGAATCGAGCATCCCGGCCGCGTGCTCTTCGTCGGAGCCGACAAGCGCCACGAACTCCCGGTGCCCGTACACCAACGCCCACAGACACGCGATCTCGCAGAGCGAGGTCTTGCCCGAGCCGCGCGGCATCGCCATCGCAAACAGTCCGCCATCGAGCACCGCCTGCTCAATCTTGGCGATGACCTTGAGATGGTCGTTCGACCACTTGAGGTGAAACGTCTGCGGGAAATACGCCTCGCAGAAGAACCGGAAGTCGCGGGCCGCCTTCCGCCTCCTCGCTGCGTCCGCGACCGGAGGCAGGTCACCAATGTCTCGTCCCGACAGCGAGAGCATCGCGTTGCGGAGCCGGGCACGCTCCTTCATCGCGTCGTAACCCGTCAAACCCTCGGGCGCACTGGCGGCCTCAGCGATCGCTTCATGCCGCGTGGCCACGAGCCATGCCACGTATCGGAACAGATCGACCTTGCCCGCGTCGCCGTCTGCCGCGACGCGGAACCCGGCGCGCGTGCGATGCCGGTGGAGCTGCCGCTCGCTGATCACCTCGCCCAGCGGCGTGCTGTTGAGCAGCCGCGCGAGTTCGCCGGGCTTGAGTTTGCGCGGGTCAATCGCCACCGGCAGACATCTCCTTCACCAGCCACGCGGCGTAGTGCACGAGGTTGAGCGAGCCATCTGCGTTTACGGGCGCGCCGGCATCGATGTCGGCGCGGAGCATGGAGTCCGTCACGGACTTACCGCCAAGCCGGGTGAGCACGCGGGCGGCGTCCGCCACGGGCAGCGCCGCCGGGTTGAGCCGGGACATCCCCTGTCCCCCCGGCGTTTGACCGGAACTAGGCGCGTGTTCGGGAGTCATCGCGGACCTCCCGCGCGAACTTGCCCACATCGCGGACGCAGTTGCCCACATGTCGCAGAATCATCGAGAAATGCAGGCCGATCGCCTTGCCTGTTCCCCGTCAGCCGGCCAATGTGTGTCATACGCGAGCGGGAACAACGCACCCCCCGCACGCGACGGAGACCGCGAACATGAACGCGACCACGAAGACCACGATCGACCTCGCCAAGACCCTCGCCAAGAGCGGGTTCCACATCCCCGCGATTGAGATCCACACGCCCGACGGCCGCACCTGGAACATCGCGACGGTCCCCGCCGGTCGCGGCCGCCACCTCGACGGCCACTGGGGACCGCGGCCCGGAGCGCTTGGCGGCTTCCGCCTCTTCGAGATCAACCGCGATACCGACGCCCCCGACGAGCACGACGCGATCGACGGCGACACCTGGGCCGCCGACGAGTTGGTCGACTACCTCCGGGCGGTCGGCCAGCCGAAAGACACGACGAGTTGGGACCGCAAGAACGACAACCACCCGACGACCTGAAGCCCGCGAAATGCGGGCTTCGCTGTTTACCAGAGACCACCAACCCAAAGGAGCACGACCATGACGAAGCGCACCCCCAAGACCACCAAGCCCGAACCGACCGCCGCCGAGACCTACGCCGCACGCCGCAACGACATCGCCCGCCTGATGGACGTGCTGCAGATGGAACTCGATAAGCACGCCGAGGGGGCCAAGGCCGACCCGCGCAACTGGGGCTTCGCGGGAAGCCTCGGAAAGGTCCGCAGCGACCTGATTGATCTGGTCGGGTTCCTCAGCAACATGGACCCCGAGCACGTCGAGGCCTTTCTGAACGACGCCGAGTGACCAGAACCACCAACCGCAAGGAGCAACGCCATGACCATCAAGACGATCGTGATCGAGGGCATCGACCAAGACATCAGCATCCGCCGCACTGAGCGCGGCGCGGAGGTGACCATCGAACAGCACACCCGGCGATCGGGCAGGCAGGACATCTGCATCGCGCACATCGCCCGCGACGAGAACCGGGAGAGTCGCTATGCGAAGGCGACAGAGGTCGCCAAGGTGGTCTACGGCACCGACCGCCGAGGCCAAGCCGCCGCCACCAACTCGATGGTCCATGACGTGCTCAACGAGATGGAGCGCGTCGCGGGCTGCTGACAGACCCCACGCGGCGTCGCGGGGAGCCGCGACGGCCACGCTTCCCCGCCGCAATGTGCGGCGGGGGTTCCAACCCCCAGTTCGGAGATGACCATGAGTACGAAGACGAAGAAGCCCGCCAAGCCCCGCACCCCCCGCACCCCGAAGATGTCCAAGAGCGCCGCCCGCGCGGAGGGAGCAGCCAAGACAGACCGCCTCCGCAAGGCGGCGCTCGCCGAGATCAACGACCGGTTGGCGGGCGGAAAGCAGGACCACGAAGTCCCAACCGCCAAGGAGGTCGCCAACAACGCGACCGTCGAGGCGTCCGCCAAGGGCAAGAAGACCAGAGCCCCCAAGACGCAGAAGGCACCGAAGCCCGCGAAGGAACCGAAGGCCAAGCGCGTCAGCGCCCTCGACGCCGCCGCGCAGGTGCTCGCCGCGAGCGATGTCCCGATGCGGGCCAAGGAGATGATCACCGCGATGGAGGCCAAGAAGCTCTGGACGAGCCCCGGCGGGAAGACGCCCGAGGCCACGCTCTACGCCGCCATCATCCGCGAGATCGCCGCCAAGGGCACCGCCGCTCGCTTCAAGAAGCACGAGCGCGGCGTCTTTGTCGCGGGGAAGGGAGCCTGAGCCATGAGCGCCACCCCCGCCCCGCAGCCCGCGCCGACCCATGCGCAACTCGAGGCCGTGCTTCAGGCAGCGCTCTACCTGCTTGGCGCGAGGCATGACCGGATGGTCACGATCGAGGAGTGGACCGATCTCGCCCGCACCGTCGCGTCCTGCCAAGAGCGCAAGACGGCCGACTACTTGACCGAGCACGACCTCGAGGACATCGCCGAGCGCTACGCCCTTGATTGGGACGAAGCGACCGACGGGGCCCTGCCCACTGTCGACGAGGACTGAGGCGTACATCACGCCTTGCTCCCAGCCGCGACACGCGTCGCGGCTTTCTCTTCGGCCGCATCCTTTGCCGGAAGCCGCTCCGCCTTGCGGCCCGTGAACTTCTCCCAGCGATGCACGATCACGTCGCAGTAGAGCGTGTCGAGTTCCATGAGAAACGCGTGCCGCCCGGTCATCTCCGCGCCGATGAGCGTTGACCCGCTGCCGCCGAAGAGGTCGAGCACGTTTTCGCCGGGACGCGATGAGAACTCGATGGCCCGCCGCGCCAGCTCGACGGGCTTCTCGGTGAGGTGAACCATGCTCTGCGGGTTGACCTTCTTGATCGACCAGGTGTCCGGCACGTTGGCAGGGCCAAAGAAGCGATGGGCCGCGCCTTCTTTCCAGCCGTAGAAGCACCACTCGTGATTGCCCATGAAGTCCTTGCGGGTCAGGACCGGGTGCTCCTTGATCCAGATGATCGCCTGCGCGAAGTAGAGCTCGCAGCGATTGAGCACGGGCGGGTAGTTGCCGCAGTTGGCGTAACCGCCCCAGATGTAGAACGTGCCGCCGGGGATCAGCACGCGGGTGATGTTTCCAAACCATGCCGCGAGCAGCCGGTCGAACTCGTCATCCGACACAAAGTCGTTGGCGAGCGGCCGGTCCTTGGCACGGAGCTTCTTGTGCGTCGCTCGGCTCTTCTCGGGGTAGCGGTTGAGATCGGCGCTCTGCTGATCGTGCTGGTCCGCCTTGCCTGGCAGCGCGAATGAACTCAGGCCGGCGACGATGGCGTTGTTCGAACGCGGCTCGACCTTCACGTTGTACGGCGGGTCTGTGTTCACGAGATGGATCGGTTGGCCATTAAGCAGACGATCCAGGTCCTCGGGCTTGGACGAGTCGCCGCACATCAGGCGGTGGTTGCCGAGCACCCAGATGTCGCCCGGCACCGTCGTCGCTGCGTCGGGCTGCCCAGGAATGTCGTCGGGATCGGTGAGACCCTCATTGCCGGCGGGGGCCATGATGGCGCTGAGGTCCTCGGCGCTGAAGCCGAGTAGTGCGAGATCGAAGTCCACGCCCTTGAGGTCAGCCAGCTCCAGCGGCAGGAGTTCCATGTCCCACGAAGTCAGCGTGGCGACCTTGTTGTCGGCGATGCGAAGCGCCTTGACCTGTTCCGGCGTCAGATCATCGGCGCGGATGGTCGGCACCTCCTTCAGCCCGAGTTTCCGTGCCGCGCGGAGCCGCGTGTGCCCGGCGATGATCACGCCGTCGGCGTCGATCAGGATCGGCACCTTGAAGCCGAACGCCTCGATGCTCTTGGCCACCGCGTCAATGGCGGCGTCGTTGATGGTGCGGGGATTGCGGTCGTATTCCTTGACCGCGTCGATGGGCAGCGTCTCGATGTTCATAGCGATCTCCGTCGGAAGCGCGGCGGGGAACGCCAGCGCAAAGCGTCGAGGTGGCCCGCCGCACATGCGGTGGGTCCGGGGACCGGTGGATCGCTGGTTGGCTGGATCGCTCGGGCAGTCGGGCCCGTCCGTTGGGGCGTTGAGCGCCCCGAATCCCGCCCGCTACGAGGCGATCCCGTTGGCCACGGGTCCGCCCACGTTGGCCCACGTCGCGTTCCTGGCGGGTGGCTCTACCAACCCCGCCAGACGCCCGCCCCGCGCCCGGACGGGTGAAACAAACTCTGTCGCCAAGCGCGGCTGTTCCCGCGGGCCTAGCCACGCGATCCGGCCCGGGAAGTACCTAACGCCATCCGCCTCCCCTCCCGTAAGGCTTCCGGCTGGAAGGCTCCCGCTAGGCGCGGCCTGGCACACGACCTGCATGGGCGCTGACGTGGGGATGCAGGGGGGCGGGGGAGGGGTGGGGGAAGGTATAGAAAGGAGAGAGATACCTTCTTTCACTTTCTTCAACCCCTCCTTCTCTGCTCCCTTCCCGCCCGCCCGAGATATCGCGCGTGAAGAATGTGAAAGAAGGGTCTGGCCTCGTCCGACCCGCGTTTCTGGCCTGCTACGGCAGGAGTTCATACACCCTCCTTGACCGCCCAGCGGTCGGCTCGACCCCTTCTTTCAAGCGGCCGGTCTCCTTGAGGTTCTCAAGCACCTCGTCCCGCTCCCGCTGGGTCAGGTGCTGGGTCACGCGGCACATCTGCGACCGAGTCATGCGCCCGCCTGCTGTCCGCATCGCGCGGAGCACGGCCTTTTGCTTGGCGTCGAACTCGCCCTGCGACACATACTCGTGGGCGAGGTACAGGACGCGACGGGTCAGGTGCTCGGACAGGCCGCACGCCCATTCCGCCGCGTCGGCGTCGATGACCGGCTTCTCGCGGTTCTTGGAGCAGGCGTAGATCAGCGCCAGACGACACGCCTTCTCCTCGACGCGTGCCCAGATCGACCGCAGATCCTCGCGCGGGCGCTCCATCTCGGCGTCGGCAAGCGCCGCGAGGCGGTTGAACGCGGCGCGGGCGTCATCGGTGGTCGGAACCACCATCGGCTTGGGGTGCTCGCGGCTGAGGTTGCCGCCGGGGTTGAACGCGCCCCACCAGGTGGCCGCATCCACGATCGCCTGCGGCGGGTCTTTCTCCGGTTGCCACACGCGCGGCGGCATCTCGCCGGTCTCGAACACGATGAGCCGTGCCATGAACCCGTCGCTCATGGCGTCGGGCGTGAGCGCGTGCTTGAAGTGCTCGGGCGCGGTGGTCGCCAAAAGCGAGACGCACGGCTGATCGATCACCTTGTTCCGCTTGGCATCGGCGTACGCCTTGCCCTTGAAGACGCTCCGCGCCGACGAGTACATCTTCATCAGCGTCGAGATGACGTTGAACAGGTGCGGGGCCTTCTTCGGGTCGCCAATGGTGCGGAGCCAACGCCCGAACTCGTCGATCTGGAAGAGGATCGCGGGCTCGGCTTCGACGGCGGTGACCAGCCCGGCGTCGCTGGCGAGATCCTCGTTGCCCTCGAGCCCGTTGAGACCGGCCTTGAAGAGCACAGCTTTGTTGATGAGCCTCGCGTTGTCTTTGCCGGAGCCGGACCCCGCGAGGCACACGACGTACAGGTTGGTGCGGTTGCCGCGCTCGTCGCGGACCTTGCGCCCCGCGAGCACGGCCTGCAGGCACATCGCGCCGGCGAGGGCGAGCATCGGTTGCCAGCGGTGCGCCGTCTCCTTGTTGAACGCCATGACCTCGGAGATGAACCCCGGCACGGCGAGGTACCGCTCGGGAAGCGGGCCGGGATCGACCGGCGTGTCCTCGTCCGGCCCTGCAGTGTCTTCGCTCGGCTTCGCCGGCGCTGCCATGAAGCCCGACAGGTCCACGCCGCCCAGATCCTCAGCCTTCTGAGCATCGCGGAGCCAGCCGAGCGGACGGTCGTGCGGTTTGTTGGCGGCGTCGGTCACCTTGTGCCGCAGTTCCTTCTCACTCCACGGCGGATCGCACCGCGGGTTGTACCGATCCCACAGCAGCGAGAACGCCGCCTCGGGATCGAGGGCGAACCCGTGCACCATCGCCGTCGCGGCCGTGTAGGTCTGACTGTGCCCGCCCGAGCCGGAGATCGCTGGTGGGATGCGGTCCAGGTATGCCGCGGCGCGGCGGAGTACGGCGTCGCCCGCTGGAAAGCGATCGCTTCGTAGTGACGGCGGTTGTGAAACGATCGCTTCTTTGCGCCCGTGCCTGGCCTCGGTCACGGCCTCGGCCAGCGCCGCGACGGCGGCGGCCAGTTCCCCGGCGTCGACCACGGCGGGTTCGCCGTCAAGCGGGTCGTAGGGCTCCCCGCTGGGATGGATGCTCGGGCCGACAACCGTCTGAGCCCCGGTGCTCCGCAGTTCCACGATCATTTTCTTCGACACCGGGTCCTGGTGCTTTCGGGTCTTCATCCCGTCGCACACGTACCACCAGTGCGACGCGGGCTTGCCCGGCCGCCCGGACATCGCGCCCGTCGGCGGCAGGAACTTGGGCGCGAGCGCCACCGCCTCCTCGCAGTCGAGGTCCACATCTACCAGCCACCCGCTCGGTTCGCCGAGCAGCACGCCGATGTTGCCGGTGCCGTTGAAGTGCGCCGGCAGGTCGCTCTCTGAAAGGCGCAGGTCCGTCCACCCCTTGAGCACGGGGATCTTCTTCCGCGCCGGCACAGGGATGACCGCGTACCCGCGAGCGAGGTACGTGCGCGCCGACTCGAGCAGAATGGAGGGGCCATCGCTCATCGCTTATTCGTTGTCCTCGCGGCGGCGGATGGTGGCGCCCATGATCTTGAGCGTCTGCGCTGCGGTCTCGCGATCGCGCTTGCTGGCGCGGTAGTCCAGCAGGCGGTCGATCTCGATGACGGGCTTGATCGCCAGGTCGAAGCCATACGTCCCGGTGGCCAGGCCCGCCGCGTGGCCGATCGCCCGCGTGCATGAACTGGCCCGGTGCGTGCCAGCGGCCGCGATCAGCAGCGGGATCTCCGCGCGGGCCTCGGTGTGGTACATCAGGCCGCCGACGCTCCTCGCCAGCAGCGAGCCGATGCCCTTGGTGTCGTTCTTGTCGATGGGCGCGGAGGCCACGTGGCATCCGAGCAACTGCCCGTCCTTGTCGGTCTCTTCGATCGTGATCGTGATCATGCGGTACTCCTTGTTCAGAAGGGGATTTCGTCTTCGGGGATGCCGTACGTCATGCCCGCGGGCTCCGGCGGCCGGTCCGGCAGGCCTTCTTCGCTGTCAAGGCGCGGGGGCCTGTCGCCAAGCACGTGCTGCGTGACGCGCTCGAACTGGTCGCCGGCCTTCTTCTCGACGGTGATCGAGAGCGTCGGGGCGAGCGCCCCGGCCTTGGCCATCTCGACCGCGTCCTCCGTGCCGCCGGGCACCGGCTCAACGGAGCGAGCCCGCCACCAAGCTTCCGCCTTCGTGCGGGCGTATCCGGTGTGGTCGAAGCAGACCCACTCGCGGAAGAAGCGGTTGAAGCCAACGCGGTACTCGACGCGCATGGTCAGCGGCGCGGACGGGTCGCTGCGCTTGTAGTGCACGTGGTACGTCGTCTCACTGACGCGGTGCTCCTCGCGAGTGGTCTGGCCGCTGAGGATGCCCTCGGTGCTGGCCTTCGCCTCATGCTGTTGGCGGTTGGGCTCGGGGAACTGGTGGCCGCACTGCGGGCAGGTCTGGTAGCCCGCCGCGATGAGGGCCTGGCAGTTCGGACACTCCTTCGCCGGCGCTTCGCCGTCGCCGCGATCGTCGGTGGCGATGCGGATCGCGTCGACCGGGCCGTGGCGGAGCACGTTGCCGCCGAAGTCCAGCACGAGGCAGTCGGTCTTCCCCGGGTGGAGCCGGAAGCCCCGGCCCACCATCTGGTAGTACAGGCCCGGCGACATGGTCGGCCGCACGAGCGCCACGCAATCGATGTGCGGGGCGTCGAACCCGGTCGTGAGCACGTTCACGTTGCACAGGTACTTGAGCCCCCCCTCGCCGCCCGACCGGAACCGCCCGAGGATTGCGGCCCGCACGCCGTCGGGCGTGTCGCCGGTCACGAAGCCGCACTCGATGCCGTGCTTGGTCTTGAGCACATCGACGATGTGCTGCCCGTGACGGATGCCCGACGAGAAGATCAGCGTGGCGCTGCGGTCCTTCGTGTGCTCGGCGATCTCAGCGCACGCGCCCTCAACGAGCCCCTCCTTGTCCATGAGGTCCTCGACCTCGCTGGCGACGAACTCGCCGGCGCGGACGTGCAGGTCGTCGGTGCTGATCTTTTGGAGGCCCGCCTTGGTCTTGAGCGGCGACAGGAATCCCTGCACGATCAGCTCGCGGACGCCGACCTCGTAGCAGACGTGGTTGAGGATGTTCTCGGCGGCGCAGATCGAGCCGGACTTCATGCGGTACGGCGTGGCGGTCAGCCCGATGATGCGGACGTTGGGGTTCACCACCTTCGCGTCGGCGATGAACTGGCGGTACATCCCGTCGTCCTCGGCGGGGACCATGTGCGCCTCATCGACGATGATCAGATCGACGGGGCCGAGGTCGCACGCCTTCTTCCAGATGCTCTGGATGCCCGCGACCGTGACGGCGTAGCCGAGGTCCTTGCGCTTGAGGCCAGCCGAGTAGATGCCCATCGGCACGTCGGGCGCGATAACGCGGAGCTTGTCGGCCGCCTGCTCGAGGAGTTCCTTCACGTGCGCCAGCAGCACGACGCGTCCGCCCCAGTGGCCGACGGCGTCGCGGCAGATCGTCGCGATCACCGGCGTCTTGCCCCCGCCGGTCGGGATGACCACGCAGGGGTTGTCGTCGCGGGTCCGCAGGTGCTCGTACACCGCAGCGATCGAATCGGATTGGTACTGACGCAGCTCCATCAGCACGTCGCCTCCTCGAGCGCACGCACGCAGACCGACCACAATCCAACCTGCTCATCGGTATCCCAGCATGGATCGGGGCGTCCCGGGCGGGACAATGACCAGGCACGAGCCTCGGTGCTCGGCGCAAAGCACCCAACGCGCTCGGGCTGATGCACGCCTGTTGCCGGCGCGATCCACTTCTTGCGCTGCTCAGCCATGTAGCGTGCATGGCATGGCTCACAGCAGAAGCCGAAGCGTCGCTGGGTACTGCCGCATTGTGGACACGGAACGGTCATGAGTTGATCTCTGTGAGTTCCACCAGGACTTTGCCGCCCGGCATCACCGGGCCACGTTCAACAACCAGCCGATCGATCTGCGAGTCGTCGCGGTACGCACCGCCCTTGGCAAGGGCATCGAGCAGTGCCTTCTGCACGTTGTCCAGGTCGCGGCGGCGGTTGTCGGGCGGGCAGACGGTGACGCGCACCTCCAGCCGACCGTTCATCCGCAGCACCCGCATCTCCGCGAGGGCGGCGCACACGCTTGCGCGGTAGCGCCGCCCCTCGCGGCTCAGCACGGTCCTGGAGCCCATCCGTCGCCAGATGTGGTTCACACTGGGCGGGTACGGGAGCTCGAGGACGCGACCAGATGGACTCAGCGCTTCCAGGGCGGAGTGCTCCCCAGGCCGACGCCGACGGGAGCGCGGGCGCTCACCGGCGAGCCGCCGCCGCCCTTCTTGGCGTAGCCCTTAATGACGTTGGTGAACTCGCCGTTGTCGTCGCGCTTCTTCAGCCCGACGTTGATCTCCAGCGGGACGTTGTGCAGCTCGACCGAGTCCTTCGGCTGCATCACGCCGATGGCGCGGCAGATAGCCGAGAGCTCGCCGCGAGCGATCTTGACCGTCATCTCGCTCTTGTTCTCGAGGTTGAGGCGGGCCCAGACCAGGCGGCCCTTGAACTCGCCGTCGATGATCTGGAAGGTCAGCTGCAGGTACTTGCCGCCCCCGGTCTTGGTCGGCTTGAGCTCCGACTCGGAGACGACGGCGAGGTACTTACCCGCGGGGAGCGGATCGAGCGCGACGGACGGGTCAACCTGGTTTGCATCAAAGTTGTTCAGCGTGGCCATGAGTCAGTTCCTTTGCGATTGGTGATGGACGGATGAGGTATGGACAACGGCAACGGCGCTCAGGCCGCGCCGGCGTTGTCGGTGGTGGGGGTAGGTGCAGTGACGGCGGCGGAGGGGTCCTCGCCGCGCACGAGCGCCGCGAAGACGCGGTAGTCCAGCGGGATCTCTTCGGGCAGACCCAATCGGTTCTTGGCGACGTGCGCTGGCCGCTCGACGGTGCGGATGATCCGCTCGCCCGTGCTGACGCCGTTGTGCTTGGCCTTGTTGAAGCCTTCGTCGACCTTGATGGTGTGGACCTTGTACGTGGCGAAGAGCACCTCGTCGGCCCACTCCTGCACGAGCGCCGACGCGAGCTTGTGCAGGCGCGGCGAGTAGCGGTCGTACGGCACGGTCTCGGGGTTCTCGAACTTCTCGATCTTCGCGTGGGCGATCAGCACCACCGTCATGCCGCGATCAGTGCGGAGGGCATCGAGCGCACCGAGCACAGCCCGCCACTTGTCGACTGCGAAGGCAAAGCCCTTCGCGTAACCGATCTTCTCGATGTTCTCGACGCTCTCGTCGGCGCAGACCTCGCCCCAGATCAGGCGCTCGAGCCAGTCGAGGCTGTCGATGACGACGGTGCGGTAGTCGTGGTCACCTGAGTACAGGGACTCGAGCGCCGCCATCACCTCGCCGAGGCTGCGGGCCAGCGGGAACGATTCGCAGTCGATGTCGGCCAGTCCGTCTTCGGTGGGAACAAAGATGGGCTTCTCGGCCATCGCGCCGAAGGTGCTCTTGCCGATGCCGTGCGTGCCGTACAGCATCACGCGGCGGGGGCGGGCCTTGCGGCCCTTGCTGATCTGGTTCATGAGGGTGTGGGGGGTTGCGGTTGTGGGCATGGAATCTCCGTGATTGCAGAAAGTGGGATCGATGTCTTCAGGCCAGATGTCGCGGGTGAACGCGCCTTGGCCGAGGCGGACGAGCGGAAGTGGAGTGATCACGCGGCGGCGGCCGTGGGCTCGGCTGAGGACGCCTTCACGCGCCGGACGGTAAAGGCGTCCTCGCCGAACTCGCGGAGCATCAGCGAGGTGAACATGCGGACGACCGCCGCGCCCACCGGCGTTGTACCGTCGACGCTCAGGCTTCGACCCGCCTGGTCAGCCGCGAAGCTGACGTCCATTCGGACGATGGCATTGCCGAAGAGCCCCTCGGCGGCGATCATCGCTAGGTGCAGCGTTGCTTCCGCGTCGGTGAGAGCGATGTCCTTGTCGAAGGTGAAGCGGTACACGCCGGTGGTCATGGTGAACTCCTCGCTGCACATTGGGGTGCTGTTTCCCGGCTACATACGCCATCCGCAGGGCTGCTGTCCGCTTTGGTCACATTGGCTTGAAGCCCGCGGCGGCAAATCGCACACGAAGCTCGGCGATGCGATTGCGCAGCTGGCGGCGGGAGATGCCCAGGCCGCGAGCCGTCGACACTGCGGAGTCTTCCTGGAGCGCACGGCACAAGTCGGCGAGATCGGGGGGCAGCGCCGCCACGATTTCGCGGATCGAGTCATTGAGATGGAACTCATCGATGGGGGAGCGGACCTCACGCCCAAGGCGGCGAGCCGCATCGGCCTCCCCGACCGCTGCCGAGCCGGTGACCGGATCCGTGGTCTGGCTCTCCCGGAGCCTCTCGATGGAGGCCATGCCGTGGTCGCCGGAGCGCTTCTCACGCTGGCGAGCCCGAAGCAGGGTGATCGCGGCTGAGTCCAGAACGCGGGATACGAACGTGCGAAGCTGGGCCCGCTCGGGATCGAACTGGCCGAGCCGCTTGGCGAGGATGAGCGTCAGGTCCCGCAGAACGTCGTCGCGTTCGACGCCCCGGAAGGCCGGGGACTTCATCAGGCTGCGGGCCTTGATCAGGATGAGTGTGCGGATGTATTGGTCGTTCAGTGATGCGCCGTTGGTCACGGGTGACCTCCGGGGCCGGAGCCATCACCCGTCCGTGCCAATCTCGCGTCGCGGCGCACGCCGCAGACATTCACGAGCTTGTAGCGACCGGCGGGTTATGGCCCTCGTGGCCCTCGGACCCACCGGCCGGTGTCGCGGTTCTGAACGCCCCGCGACGCACACCATCGATGTCGAACAACGCGCAGAGGCCTGTTTTCACGGCACCTGCACGATTTTCAGAATCTCCCACCTTTGTCGCGTCGGTGCGACGCGACAGTCCGAACCACCGAGTTGCTGTTGACTCCGTTGATGACGGCAGAGGGGCCGCCGGCGCGGTCCACGGCTCGCTTGACCTTGTCCTTGGTGATCTTGGTCTTCAGGCGCGCTGAGAGCACCTTCGCCGCCTCGCGGTACGAGTGGCATGCCTGGTACGCGCCGACCAGTACCTCGTCCTGCTGGTGTGATGCTGCCGCAGCCTGGGCCTGCCGGCGCAATACGCGTTTCTTGCCGGCTGGGTCCAGGGGCACGAGTTCCACCTGCGCCTGAAGCTCGTCGGCCTTCTGAACCAGGTCGTGAAGCAGGACGACATCAGCCTGCAGCCCTGTCGCATCCTGCGACATCACCCGCGACAGTGCGACACACGCCGGTGGCCGGCCTGGCCAGACGTGGGATGGGGGTTCCTGGCCGCTGATCAGCACAATGGGCCGACCTGCCTGACCCGCGTGGGCTGCGATGCGGGCGGCATCCTCGGCACCGAGCCCCCGGGCCAGCAACACCTCACGGGAAGTCTGCTGCCATCGGGTTGTGCCGAGCCGCCACACACGTCCAGACTCGATCGGAGTGGGGCGTCCCTGAAGACCAAGCGCCGCCGCGATGAGCGACGCGACGGCGTCACCGTCGATCGTCCATTGCCGCAGGGCTTCAGAATCAACCTCGACCGTGACCGACTCCGGGCACGCAATGAAGAACCGAGGCGGGTCGGCGTCGGGAACCTCGAGCACATCCTCGACATGCCCCGAAGGGCAGCACGAACAGCCCACGCGCGAGGCGGACGTCGTGGCACAGAGCACCCCACGCTCCTGGAGCCACTGGGCTTGCCCATCCGGCCATGATGCCACCTCACGGGCGGAAAACAGAGGCTCGCTGCTGTCGAAACACGCCCACAGGCGGGAGAGGAGATCACCCATGGGTCACCTCCCACAGCCGCAGGCACCGCTCGCCGATCGCGCGCAGCTCGTCCGGCTTGCTCTTGAGGTCGCAGGAGTTGGGGCAGCTGACGCTAAACCTCAGCGGGCGGGGGCGCGCGTCCGCTGAGAAACGCAACTCGAACGACATCTGCTTCACCCGCAGGCGGTCGGGCGTCAATCGCTGCGTGTTCAAGTACTCGGCAATGGCCTGATCGATCCGGTGAATGCCTCGCTCCGGATTGAGCCCGAGCTCGATGTACTCGCCGGGGCGATCAATCGGCTCCAACCGCACGCGGGTGATCGTGACGGCGACGATGCGGTCCTTGGGATCGGTGGGGAGCTTCCGATCCGGCTTGAGTAGATGGTCGAGCGCGTACGCGGGGCGCTTCGGGTCCGCGGGTCCGATGTCCACTCCCAGCACGGCCTTGCAGAACCTCTGCTGGAGGGGCTCGTACACCTTCTTCCCGCCCTTGGCGTACACATCGAGCGTTCCATCGCTGGGGTTGAACACGAAGACGTTGTCGAACACGCGCCGCTCTTTGCTCCGCACGAGATGTCCGGTGTCGTCGAAGACCACCGGGTCATCGGGGTAGTCATCTAGATAGGCAAAGAAGTACTCGCTGCCGCCGATCCTCGTGTAGTGCTCGATCTCACAGATCTTGCCGCGCAGCTGGCGATCCCAGTAGAACTCCGCCAGCGCCGCCTTCAGCGCCGCCTTGTGGGAATCATCCACCGCGATCGCCTCCTTCGGCAGGCTGTTCCGCGTGATCCAGTAGCGGCCCGTGGAGAGGGCCTCCGCCCGTGCGAAGTAGGCAGCGACGACGAACGCCATCTTGACGTTGAGGTACGTCCACATCGCGCGGTCGGCCTGGCCGACAATCGCGTCGAACTCGGCGAGGCGATCGGGCGCAATGCGCTGGATCTCCTCAACCAGCACCTTCACGCCGCGCTCGTCCGCCAGTTCGTTGATGTCCTGGAGCACGAGCTGGACGAGCCGTCGCTTGTCGTCGGGCATCTTCTGCCACGCGGCGAAGATGGGCTCGACCTGCGTCTCGCCCAGGTCGTCCCAAGGGATGCCCTCGACCACGCCGGCGCGCTCGAAGCACACGCGGGTGAGCGAGTTGGAGATCTTGCGGAGGATGCGACGCGGATCAAAGTCTTTGGCCATTTCAGGGCCTCCAAATGTCCATGTCCCGTGAACAGTAAACGCACTGCGCACAAGAACACTGGGGGTTCAACCAAACAGGGATCGATCACGAGTGAGGAGCCCAAGCGCCTCCAAGCGGTAACTCATGGCCTCGGCAGACACATGGAAGTGCTCAGCGAATGGTTTCGCGAAGCGTTGCATCGCAGCGTCCTGCTGTGCCTTCACACTTCCGGAGGACGTTGGCGCGTCAAGGTCAAGCACACACACCACGTCATCGGCGCGCCGCCACTTGATCCACGCACGGCGAACGAGGTCACGCGGCATGAGCAGGTACGCCGCGAACATGTTCGCCTGTACCTCTTCACGTGCTTGGTCGGTCGAGCGGCACACGAACGCGGGCGCATCCGGTGCGGATGTCAGAGACATCTGTGTCTCGTCGCGGAGAAAGATCTTTCGGTGAAGCTGCCAGTGGCCGATCTCATGGGCGAGCGTGAACCGGTAGCGTCCGAGCATGCGTGGCTGCTCGACGGGATCAAGGCTCCGGTCGACTCGGATGATCTGGTCCTTGAACCAGATCGCACCCAGCACATCGCTGTGACCGAATCGCTTCTGCAGGTCATCTAGTTCATACCGCAGGTTGAGCTGCAGCTCGATCATCTCATCGACGGGAACCGGGGGTTCAGAGACCTCGCCGTGGTCCTTCTGCCACAGCGCAAAGAGCGTCTCGGCTTCGGCCTCGATGTTCTCATCGCGCAACCACGGCACACGTTCGGTCTTGGCAGGCGGTCGCCCCATCATTGCTCCTCTTTCTGCATCCTTTTGGCCTGCGCCGACAGCGCCTTCAACTGGTCTGCCGTCAAACCCTTTGCCGCCCGCAACAACTGAGGCATCTCTTCCGGCTCGCTCTGGATGATTCCGCGAAGATCCTCCGGCATCCGGCCGGCCAATGACATCAGCTCATCTGGGTTCTCTCCGAGGACCTCCGCCATCCGACGCACCCGCTCGGCGGTCGGAGGGCTCTCCACCTTTCCCTGCTCGACGAGCGAGAGATAGGTTGGGCTCACGTCGATGAGCTCCGCGAACTTCCGCAGGCTGTGACCCTTCGCGAGCCGCTTCTCGCGGATGAGCTCGCCAAAGGCTGGTTGTTTCTTGCTCATGTCTGTCGTCCGTTCACAAATCACTCCTCAGGCCGCGATCGGCCATTCCGCGTACAACGCCTCCGCCTGTGCCATCAGCACGGGCATCAGCCCATCAAAGTCCTCTGCCTTCACGCCCTGTTTCGTCAGAACACGCCGCACCGCGGCTCTCACCGCGGCCTTCACGTCCTCCCGATGCGGCTCGGTCCAATCCACCTTCAGGTTTCGCTTGATGCTCTGCACAACGTCGTGGATCAGGCCCTTCAGGAAGTCCACGCCGTAAACGTTCTCGTAGTTGATGGCGACGGCGTCATAGAAGGCAAGCTCATCCTCCGCCAAGCCCAACTGCCCGGCCCGCTGATCCGATGCCTCCATGTCCTTCTTGATCTCGATCATGGCGCGGATCACGGCCGCCGCGTCGATAAGCCGGTTGTGGTACTTCTGGAGCGTCGCTTCGAGTAGTTCACGGAACGTCTTCGCCTTGGCCAAGTTCTTCTTGGCCCGCATGTGGATCTCGTCGGCGAGCAGTTTCTCGAGCAACTTGAGCCGAAGGTCCGGCAGCGGCCGATCCTTAAACGTCTGAAGGAAGTTGTCGTCGAGGATCGAGATGTCGGCCCGCGTGATCCCCGCGGCCTTGAAGATGTCAACGACGCCCTCGCTCTCGACGGTGTCATCCACCAGGTCCCGCACCGCCTTCTCGATGTCTCTGGTAGGTCCACGCCCGCGGATCGTCTTGAGGAGTTGCTTACGCACCCGCTGACAGAAGATCACCTCGTCGGCGCTGGCGCGGCAGTCATCCAGGTGTTTGACGAGAAGGAATGCGCTCGTCAGCCGCAGCTCGGCGTCCAAGAAGTGGTCCCGCAGGTCGTCGTCGCTGGTCAGATGCCCATAAACCGCCGCGTAGCGGTCCTCCAGCGCGATCGGCGAGAGCCGCCGCCAGTCGCCGTAATTCACGCCTTCGGGGAGGAACGACCGCACCTCGGCCAGCGCCGCCACGAACAGCGGCCGGGCGTCTTCATCCAGCCCGCCCGCGGGCTTCCCGTGATCTTCTCCACCCGCTGAGTACTTCGCGGTCGCTGCCCGCAGCTCATCGCCAATGCCGATGTAGTCCACGATCAGCCCGTGCGGCTTGTCGCTGAACACACGGTTCACGCGCGAGATTGCCTGGATCATCGTGTGGCCCTTCATGGGCTTGTCCACGTACAGCGTGTGCAGGCAAGGGATGTCCGTGCCCGTCAACCACATATCGCAGACGATCACCATCGACAGCGGATCGTCGGCGTCGATCATCCGTTTCTTGATCGCCTCGCGCTGCTGCTTGGTCGTCAGGTGTCCGGCCTTGCTCCACGCCTCGGGATCCTTGCCCAGGTCGCCGGTCATCACCACTTTGATCTCGGGGCACCCCGGCAGCGCCTTGAGCGCATCGTACAGCCGCACGCAGTTCTCGCGGATCATGCAGACGACCATCGCCTTGCCCTTGAGCGTGGCCGTCCGGTCCTTGAAGTGTGCGAGCAGGTCGGCCGCGAGTAGTTCTATCCGCTCCTTTGCGCCCGCCGCCTTGGCCAGCGCGGCCCATTGGCCCTTCTTTCTCTCCAACTCGTCAATCGGCGCATCGTCGACAATCTCCGCCAGTGCCCCATCCACATCCGTCTTGTTCAGATGAAGCTTGATCTGCCGTGGCTCGTAGAAGATCGGCACCGTCGCCTTGTCATCCTGGCTCTGGCGGATGTCGTAGACGTGGACCAGGTCACCGAAGACCTCGACGGTGTCGGCCCCGCTGAAGGAGACGGGCGTGCCGGTGAACCCCAGCCGCCGCGCGTTGGGCAGCGCCGCCCCGAGCCAGCGTGCAAAGCCTTTGGTGAACCCGTATTGGCTCCGGTGCGCCTCATCGGCGATCACGATCACATTGTCTCGCGTCGAGAGCACCGGATGCTCGGCCTCGCCCTCGCGCAGCGCGAACTTCTCGATCGTGGTGAAGATCACCTCGCCGCCCTGCGTCTGGAGCAGGCCGCGCAGATCTTCGACGCTCTTGGCGTGCTTGACATCGCCCACCAGCGACCGCGCCGCGACGAACTGGTCGTGCAGTTGCTGGTCGAGGTCCGTCCGATCGACCTGAATCACGAAGGTCGGGTTGTTCAGCACGGCTTCCCGCCGCAGCATCCCCACCAGGAAGCACATCGACAAACTCTTCCCCGAACCGGTGGTGTGCCAAATGACACCCAGCCTTTTGTCCGCTGTTCCCGCCTTTACCGATTCCAGGATCTTCCTCGCCCCGATCCGCACCGCGAAGAACTGGTGGTACTTCCCGCCTTTCTTGATAATCTTGCCCCCAGCGGCTCCGATCGTCTCGAACACGATGAAGTCGCGGATGTACGCCAGCAGCCGGTCCTTGGGCAGCAGCCCCTCGACCAGCGTCTTCATGCTCCCGGTGGTGCCGCGCTCGACGCTCGTGCCATCAATGCTCTTCCACGGCGCGTACCACTCTTCGTTCGCGGTCCACATGCCGTGCAGCGTGGTCACGCCGTCAGAGGCGATGCACAGCGCGTTGTGGTCAAAGAGTTGCGGGATCTCGTGGCGGTAGTGGCCGATCTGGTTGATCGCATCCGCCACTGTGGGCTGGTCGTCGTACGGGTTCTTGAGCTCGAACAGGACCAGCGGCAGCCCGTTCACGTACACGATGACATCCGGCCGGCGATCATTCCCCCCCACGCCCGTCCCGGCTCCGCCGGATTCTCGAACCCCGCGCACGGGCAACTGGTTCACGACCACGAACTCGTTCTCTTCCGGCCTCTCCCAGTCGATGGCGTAGATGTGCGCGATCCGCTTCGATGGCGGCGTGCCCGGCGCGGTGCCGTGGGGGACCGGTTCGTCAACAGGAATCTCCACGCCACCACGCAACATCGCGTGCAGCGCGGCGTTGCGGCGGAGCGTGTCCACCCCCTCGGGCCGGGCGAACTTGGCAATGGCCAACTGGATGGCCGCCTCCGGCAGCCCGTCTTGTCGGGTGACTGTCCGCCCGTACCGTCGCGTCAAGAACGCGCGCAGATGGTCCTTGAGCACCACCTCGGCCTCATCGCCGCCCCGCATCGCCAGCAGTTCCGACCCGTGGACATGGGCGTAGCCCAGGGCCTTGAGCCGCTCGATGGTGGTGTACTCGAACTCAGACTCGGAGCCGTGCCAGCCCATGCGTCAGGCCCTCCCTTTCGCGCCCGCGTGAACCGTCCCCGCGCCCGGGCGAGCGGCCCGGCTGGGTGGTGTGGATGTCCCGGTGGATCGGAGCCGCACCTCGCCCGACAGGAGGACGGGCAGGATCGCATCACGGGTCGCGGCGAGTGAGCGGGCCTCCCTCTCGTTCGTGGCGATTTGCTCGTCCCACGGTCGAGCGATCCGCTCGAACGCCGCGACGATCTCGGGCGGCGGAACCAGAACCTGCATCTTGTCGAAGTCCGCCTTGCCGATGCACCCGAAGAGCGTGCCGTCGCCGTTGAACACATCGAACGCGTCCCGCAAGGCTCCCATCATGGCGTAGGTGTAGGAGGTCGCGCCGCTCTTGTGCCGGACTGCGGCCACGCCGCGCCCGGCTGCGCACCGCTCGTCTGCCATGTTGATGTCGCCGACCGGGGCGCGCACGCTTACCAACGTGTCGCCCGCCTCAGCGAACCGCGTCGGCGCGGTGCAATGCACGCGGCGCGTCGGGAATCGGAACCCGAAGTCGGTGCGGCCCTGATAGAACGGCACGCCCAGCCCGTCCTCGTTGTACGTCGATCCGGGCGGCGACTGCCCCATCGTGAGGTTGAACTCTTCGCCCACCGTCCCCACCCTCCACCCCTCGGGGATGGGGCCGAGGGGGGAATCGGTGAGGCGTGTGGGCCAGGGGGCGTGTGGGGGGGCGGGGGCCGCGGGGGCCGAGCGGGGGGCGGGGGAGGCGGGGCCGCCGCGGCGGGCAGGGGGTACAGGTGGTGGTGAAGGTGGACGCGAAGGTGGGCCTGGGGCGGGCCGCAGCACGGGGTCAAAGTCCACGAACCACGACCGGAACATCCCGCGCGCCAGGTCCTCCAGCGTCCGGTTCATCCGCCGATTCAACTCGATCTTGTCATCCAGCCCCCCCAGCACCCGCGCGATGGCGCGTTGCTCGGCGGGGGGCGGCAGCGTGATATGCAGGCGTCGTTGGTCGGTGAGGCTGAGGTACGGGGCCATGTCCGTCGAGAGTTTCATCCCGTCCAACTGCTCGGTGAACTCGGCCCCGTTCGACCACGCGCGCAAGAAGCCCGGCACGATCTCGCCGTGGTCCTTCGAGCGCCAATAGGAGAGATGCGGCGAGTACACGAAGGGCGGGAGGTCCGGCGTGATGAACGCCGTGCGCCCCGTGCTGTTTCCCTTCGTCGTAATCACGACATCGCCGGGCTTGCTCATCTTGGACGCGACCACATCCGCGAGGTGCGCGTGGAACCTCTCGACCCCATCGAACGAGATGTGCGTGTCGGAGACGTGCCCGGCCCGCAGGAACAGCGGCCCCGTGCCGCCGAGTTCGTTGTTCTTCGCGCGGTATCCGTCGCCGATCTCGATGAGACCCGCGTCGATCAACGCCTGAAACGTCGTCTCCTTCATCGCGGAGCGAGATTCACCCACGCCGCACCCCCGATCCGCCCGCGTGCAGGTCCGCTAATGCCAGAGGGGCGTGCCGCCCCTCCGGCACCTCCCCGGCTAAGAAGAGACGATCACCCGCGCGGCACGGCGCGCTGATGCCAGAGGGGCGGGCCGCTGGGGGGGCCTCCGGCACCTCCCCGGCTCGGAACAGAAGATCACCCGCGCGGGCGCTCCTCCCGTCTTCGACCCCGGAGGGGTCAAGGGCTGTAGCCACGGGTGGAGCGACGGTGCTTTGACCGTCGCGCAACCCGTGGAAAGCGTCGTGTGTGTGGGGGCCGCCCCGGCAGGGGCGGAGGAAGCATCCGTTCACATGATCGCGCCCGTCCCGCGCGGGCGAAGATCCCTCTGCCCCGCCGGGGCAGGCGCGATGCACGCCGTCCCTTCCCACGGGTTCCGCATCGCTGCGCGATGCTCCACCCGTGGCTACACCCCGTCGTCCCTTCGGGACGAAGACCGCGCGGGCCAGTGCGCGGACGCCGGGCCTCCGGCGCGCCGCCATTCCGCCCCGGCGCGCCGCGCCGGGACCCTCCGGCTCATTCGGACGACCGTCCGACTCATCCGGACGACGCGACAACTGACTCGGACGACGCGACGACTCACCCGGAAGACCCGCCAAGCGGCCTGTCAGGCCCGCCGACTGACTCGGCGGCTCCGCCGGGTGGTCCGGACGACGCGACAACTCATCCGTCGCGTCCGCCAAGTGACCCGTCGCGTGGCGGGCACGGTGCCCGCGAGGCAGAATCTGCGCGGCGGGGGCCAGCCGCAGGTATCCGGAGTTACCGGATAACTGCCCGGGACCCTGCGCGAACCATCCGGAAATACCGGATAGTTCGATTCCGGCCCGCGCGAACTGTTCGGAAATACCGAAGAGTTCACCGGAGGCCCAACTGTCAAGCATTGGTTGACGGTTCATTTGGCCGTGGCTCCCATCGCGCTTGCCACCTCGGCCAGCGAGGTCCGGATCTGCTTCTCCAGCGCGGCCGACTGCGTGAACTGCTCATCCAGCGTCGCGCAGAGGTGCGGGAAGCGGTCCTCGAACGGCTCATCCGGATCATCGCTCTCGGCCGCGCCGACGTAGCGCCCCGGTGTAAGCGCGTAGTTGTGCTCACGGATCTCGTCGAGCGTCGCGGCCTTGCAGAAGCCCGCGACCTCGGCGGGAGTGCCCTTTCGCTTGAACTCGCGGTAGACGGCGGCGATCTTCTCGACCTCCTCCGCCGACAGTTGCTTCTGCTTGCGCGAGCCGGGGATGAGCACGCCGAGTTTGCGGCCGTCGATGAAGAGGATCTCGTTCTTCCGCGCGCGGAAGCCCAGGCCCCCGCCCCGGTTCTTCGACAGGAACCAGAGGCAGCACGGGATCTGCGTGTTGGCGAAGAGTTGGCCCGTGAGCTGCACGATGCAGTCCACGAACCCGAGGTCAACCAGCGCCTTGCGGACTTCGAGCCGGTGCAGCTCGCTGTTGGAGAGTTCGCCCGTGGCCATGACGAATCCAGCGGAGCCGCCCGCGTACTTCTTTCCATCCGGTTCACGGAGGTGATGCAGGAAGTGCATCATCCACATGGTGTTGGCGTTGCGCGGCGAGAGAGGCATGGGCTGGCCCTGGCCGTTCGCGCCCGCACGCTTGGCGAAGTCCAGCCGTGGGTCCTTGCTCGTGATGCGGTGAGCGCCCCAGCCGTCCTCGCCCTTCGCGCCGTCGTTGAAGGGGGGATTGGCGATGACGTAGTCGGCCTTCGTGTCGGCGTGCAGATCATTGAAGTACGAACTGCCGAGTTGGATGTTGCCGTCGATGCCGTGGATGAAGAGGTTCATCCGGCACAGCCGGTACGTGAAGTCCTTGCTCTCCTGGCCGATGAACGACAGGCGACCCGAGTGCTTCGTGAACACGTCCGACTGCACGAACATGCCGCCAGCGCCACAGCAGGGGTCGTACACGACGCCGTCGGTGGGCTCCAGCATGGCGACGAGCGTGCGGACGATGGAGACGGGCGTGAAGTACTCGCCGCCGCGCTTGCCCTCGCTGTTGGCGAACTCGCCGATGAAGTACTCGTAGACGCGACCGACCAGATCCTCGCCGCCGTGGTCCTGCTTGAAGATGTCCTTCGAGAACAGATTGATGAGCCCGGTGACCCCTTCGCGGTCAAGGTTCGAGCCGGCGTAGATGCGGGGCAGCAGGCCGCGGAGCTTGTCGGGGTAGGTCTTCTCCAGGAGTTCGAGTGCGTCGTCGAGGATGCTCTTGATCGTGTCCGCCTGGGCGTGCTGGAGGATGTACGACCAGCGCGACTTCTCGGGGACGATGAAAGCACCCGCAGCGCGGTACTCGTCCGCGTCGGCCAGGATGCGGGCGCGGGCCTTCGCGTCCTTGGTGAAGTAATCGCTCTTCGGGTCCGCGAGCAACCCCTCGAGTTCCTCGCGGCGGCGCTCATAGCGGAGCGAGAGGAACCGGAGAAAGATGATGGGCAAGACGTACCGCTTATAGTCGGCGGGCTCAATCGAGCCGCGCAGGTTGACGGCGGCCTGCCACAGCTCCTTCATGAGCTGTGCCGTCCCGTTCTGCGGGGCTTCGTCCTTCGGCTTCTTCGCGGTCCGCTTGGCCATTTTGTACTCCGTCCATGTTCAGTGAACGTGGACAGGGTATCATAACCAGCGGGTCAAGGCCAGCGGATCAGGGTAGATCCGACAGCCCGCGTCAAAATGGAGTAGACGCTATGTCGAAGTCCAAGGGATTCAAGATCGGTCGGGACAACGAGACGGGCCGCCTGAAGTCTGTCGATCAGGCCAAGGCCAACCCCCGAGGGTCGTCAGTCGAGGTCATGCCCAAGAAGGGGAACGGCGACACGGGGCGCTACGACAACAAGAAGAAGTAGTTGTCAGCGGCGCGGCAGCGATCCCCACCGCCGCCGTTGCTCCATCCAGTCCATCACGCAGGCCACGTCGCGCAGCATGTGCTCGTGGATGGGATCGCGCCCACTCATCACCACCGGCAGGAACAGGATCTCCTCCTGAATATCCGGCGCGAGGTGGCAGAGATTCATCAGCTGCGTGATCCGAGGCTGGGTGACGTGCGTCAGCCGGGCAATCTCGGAGATGTTGGCGACCTTGCCGGCGCGGATCATCTCGTCGAAGTGGATGGCCAGCGCCATCAGGCGGGAGATCCGCGGCACGCGGCCGGGGTCCACGGCCACGCGCGCGGCGGGCTTCGTGTCGATCGTCTTGCGCCCGTGTGCGGCGCGGTTGAAGAAGACCTTCGTCTTGACGGTGATCATGCCTGGGCCTCCGGTCCTTCCACGGCCCCGCCCGCGAGCGCCTTCACGCCCGACGGGTAGAACGACACCTCGATGCTGCTGTCGAGGGCGTCGAAGACGACCTTGTTGATCAGCAACTGGAGCATCCGGACCTGTTCTCGGGGCGCGAGCGCGGTCCATACGTTGTCGAAGTCGGCAAACGCCGCGTGGAGGTCTTCGGCTGAGAGCACTTCCGCTCGGTGGCGTTCTACGGCGGCCCCAATCTCGCTGGCCCGCCGCTCCGCCTCGCGGATCTGGTCGTTGAGGTCGGTGATGCGGCCCGCGGACGCGGAGGACGCTGGCTCGGTGGTTGCCAGGCGGCGGATCTCGGCGTGATTGCGCCCCAGACCACGGTTGACGATGCGCAGCTCGGCGTCCAACTGCTCGATGGCCGCGTCTGCTTGAGCCCGCGATGCCGAGAGCGTCTCCTCCAGAACGCTCTGGTCCTGGCCGACGCACCGGATCTGTTCGACGACCGCCTTCTCGATCTCAAGGGCGGGCAGCGAACCACTCTGGCAACGAGCGCGGCCCTTCTTGATGGCGTTGCAGCAGACGTAGTACCGATACGCCTTGTTCCCACGCCGGGTAAAGGTGTGGACCATCGCGCTGCCGCACCCCTTGCAGTACAGCAGTTTGCGCAGGAGCGCCCCGAACTGGTTCCGCAGTTCGTTGCCGCGGGTCCGTGAGTTCTTCTGCATCAGCACGTGAGCACGCCGGAACGTCTCCTCCTCAACTATGGCCTCGTGCTGCCCCTGGTACGTCTCGCCCTTGTGGACTACCTTGCCCATGTAGATCGGATTCGTCAGCGTGCAGTACACCGAGTGCCGGTCCCATTCCACGCCTCCGCGAACCACCCCCGCCTTCGTTCGCCACGATTTGGTCTTCCAGCCGCGTTTGCAGAGATCTTCACCGACCGACAGCAACGACCCGAGTTCGAGGTACCGCTCAAAGATGTGGCGAACCCGCGACGCCTCAGCCGGGTTGACGACGAGGCGTGGGCTTCCGTTCGAGCGGTCGACGTCGTACCCGAACGGCGGCGGACCGCCGCCCCATTTGCCCCGCTTCTTCGCCGCCGCGATCTTGTCCCGGATGCGCTCGCCGATGATCTCACGCTCGAACTGGGCGAACGACAGGAGGATGTTGAGCGTGAGCCGGCCCATCGAATGGGTCGTGTTGAAGTGCTGGGTAACCGAGACGAACGAAACCTTGTGGCGATCAAAGACCTCCATGAGGCGTGCGAAGTCCATCAGCGACCGGGACAGACGGTCCACCTTGTAGACCACCACGCAGTCGATTTTGCCCGCCTCGATGTCGGCCATCAGGCTCTTGAGGCCGGGCCGATCGACGTTGCCGCCGGAGAATCCGCCGTCGTCGTATCGATCAGGAAGCGCTGACCATCCCTCGTTCCGCTGGCTGGCGACGTACGCCTCCGCCGCCTCACGCTGGGCGTCGAGGGAGTTGAACTCCTGCTTGAGCCCCTCCTCGCTCGACTTTCGGGTGTAGATCGCGCAGCGACATTGCGGAGGCGGAGTGGCGGCGTGCTTTCCGTTCTGGGTGCCTCTGCTCATCGACGGCCCTCCAGGTTGAAGAACCGGAATCCGTTGACGTGCGATCCGGTGACCGCTTTGGCGATCGCCGACAGGGAGCGGTAGCGCTCACCCTCGAACTCGAACCCGTCCGCCAGCACCACGACCCGCACCATCCGGCCCCGGTAGTCCCGGACGATCGCCGCTCCCGCGGGTGGTAGCCGTGGGTCCGCCGTGGCGGCGAGGGCGACCTTCTTGGCGTCCTTGGGGGCCTCCCCGAGCGTCGCCCACTTGGGCGGCGTACGCCGCACGTCGGTCGGGTTGGCGAGTTGGGCCGCTCGGACACGGGCGCGTTCGGACAAGCCGCCTTCGGCGTTGGCTTGGATGCGCCACGCGATGCGGCGGACGAGGTAAATGCGGTGGCGGCTCTGAATCCGCTCGCCGAAGAGCTCGACGTAGCGATCGTGCAGTTCGCCGATCGTCATCTCTTCCAGCGCCGCGAGGTCCTTCGAAACTGTTGTCGTCATGGGCAAGTCTCCAGATGCCCGCACCGCTAACGCGCGGTACGGTCAGACACACTGAGGCCGGCTTCCTCGCCCAGTTCAAGTTCGATGTCCGCTTCTTCTTGATGCTGCGGTGTCGGGGCGTGTGTGGCAGCTGCCGCCGATCCCACGCCGAGGCCCGTCGCCTTGGCACGCCGGTGCCAGCGCATCGCGCCCGTCGCCAGTAAGTCGATCACCTCGCGGCGGCGCTGGTCGGCGGAAAGATTGGCGTCATCGTTATTGGCAACCAT